CCCGCAGATCGGCGTCAGTCAGCTCGAGCAGATGTGAGCGCTTACTAACTTGGCCGTGCCGCGCAATGATGACCGGCGTCGGATGAGGGGGGGGTGAGGTCCAAGGGGTGGTGGGTCAATGGTGGCGTAAGCCCCGCGAACAATTTTTATTTAGACTGCGCGTAATTTTTTTGCGAACAATTTTTATTTTTTAGTAAGCCTATGCCAACAGTGCGCTGCTGGTTGCTTGTTTTGATTGTGGGAATAGACCAGGCACCCGAGAGGGGTGTGTACTCTTTGGAGAGTGAGCCTCTGGTTTGTCTAGGTTAGGGTTGTTGTACCCTCCACGCAACTGGTCCCGTTCAGAGTTTGGTCTTACTAAAGTACCGCATGGTTCACCATGTTTATCGTGGTTGGTCGGCTCAACCTTCCACAGGGCTGGGTGATGGCCCCCGTGTTTTGAGTATACTTGTTTTATGCAAACGCTAGTGTACAAACCGGAAGACGAACAAGAGTTGATGGCTACTCTGTGGATGCCTGCTATTGCAGATGATCCAGAGGCGTTTGTGATGTTTGCGTTTCCGTGGGGGAAAGAGGGTACGCCGCTAGAGCACTTTAGTGGGCCGCGTAAGTGGCAGCGTGAGGTGTTGCGTGATGTTGCTTCATACGTAAAACGGCAAAAAGGTCTTGTAGATTTTGAGACGTTAAGACATGCGGTGTCTTCTGGTCGCGGTATTGGCAAATCTGCTTTGGTGTCGTGGTTAACGGTTTGGATGCTGTCTACCCGCATTGGGTCTACAACGATTGTTTCTGCCAACTCCGAGTCTCAGCTACGTTCGGTTACATGGGCTGAGATTACCAAGTGGTTGGCCATGTCAATCAACAGCCATTGGTTTGAGATTTCTGCGACCAAGGTTGCGCCGGCTGCTTGGTTGACTACGTTGGTTGAGAAAAATCTAAAAAAGGGCACACGGTATTGGGCTATTGAAGGCAGGTTGTGGTCTGCTGAAAATCCTGATTCGTATGCTGGTGTTCACAACCATGACGGCGTAATGGTAATCTTTGACGAGGCGTCGGGTATTGATGACGCTATTTGGTCTGTTACCGGTGGCTTTTTTACTGAAAACACGCCTAAACGGATGTGGTTTGCGTTTTCTAACCCACGGCGCAATTCAGGGTATTTTTACGAAACTTTTCACTCAAAACGAGATTTTTGGACATCTCGGGTTGTAGATGCTAGAACCGTCGAAGGCACTGACAAACAGGTCTATGACCAAATTATCCAAGAGTACGGGCCTGATTCGTCCCAAGCCCATGTAGAGGTTTATGGGCAGTTTCCCAGTGAGGGTGATGACCAGTTCATTGGCAGTTTGCTGGTAGACGAGGCAATGAAACAACCTGCTTACCAAGACTTTAGCGCTCCGCTTGTTATGGGTGTAGACCCTGCCCGTTTTGGTGCTGACGCTACCGTAATTGCTATTCGCTGTGGACGTGATTTGGTTAAAGTTATCAGGCATCGAGGCGATGACACAATGACTGTGGTAGGTCATGTGATTGATGCCATTGAACAATTTAAACCTGCTCTGGTCAACATTGACGAAGGCGGACTAGGCGCTGGCATTGTTGACCGGCTGAAAGAGCAGCGTTACAAAATTAGAGGCGTCAATTTCGGCAACAAGGCCAAAAACCCCATCATGTACGGCAACAAACGGGCAGAAATGTGGGGCGAAATGAAGAATTGGCTTAAAACAGCCAGTATTCCTAAAGACCGCTTCTTGAAAACAGACCTGATTTCGCCTAAGATCAAGCCCGATTCCCGTGGAACCATATTTTTGGAGTCTAAAAAAGACATGAAAAGCCGTGGTTTGGCTTCTCCTGACGCTGCGGATGCATTGGCATTGACGTTTGCGTTTCCCGTGGCGCATCGGGAACAACGTCAGACTCAAAGTCATTCCCAAGGGCACGGGTTTAACTCAACAACTTCTTGGATGGGGGCGTAATGGCTAAAAAAGGCGTGTCTCTAAGCGTTGGACGGGGTGAAAAACTGCCCGTTAGCAAAGGTGCGGGCCTAACAGCCAAAGGCCGCGAGAAATACAACGCAGCTACTGGTTCGAACCTTAAGGCGCCAGCACCCAACCCTAAGACCAAGGCCGACGCTGGCCGCAAGGCGAGTTTCTGCGCTCGCATGGAAGGCGTTGTCAAGAACGCCAAGGGCGACGCCGAGCGGGCTAAGGCATCACTCAAACGATGGAAGTGCTAATCATGGCTACCAAACCCGGACTCTACGCTAATATTCACGCCAAACGCGAGCGCATCAAAGAAGGCTCGGGCGAGAAGATGAGGAAGCCTGGCTCGCCTGGCGCTCCTACCAACAAGGCGTTCAAACAGTCGGCCAAAACGGCCAAGAAGGGTAAGTAATGCCGCTTGTTAAGTCAAAATCCTCCGAAGCCTTCCGCAAAAACGTGAAAGCTGAAGTTAAAGCTGGCAAGCCGGTTAAGCAAGCCGTTGCCATTGCATATGCTGTCAAGCGCTCTGCGCCGAAAGGAAAGAAATGAACAAGACTCTTGCCCCCATCAAAAAACTTAACGCTTGTGAGCCAAAAATGTCCGGCGGCGGGATGCCCGACCGCAACAAGGAGACGTACTCCAAGATGCCGGGCATGGGCTGCCACGGCAGCATTCCGTCGGGCACTAACGTCAAGGCCGCGGTTGCTAAGGTTCTGAGCAAGATCAAGTAATCATGCCTCAAGACTACACAGGAATCGCCGCCGCTGGGGCGGTCAGCGAGGGTAGATCGGCCAAAGACAAGAGCAACTCTGAAGTGCTCTCAACGGCTCGATCTCGCCTTAACATGGCGATTTCTGCGCTGTCTGAATCGCGTGAGGACGAGCTTGACGATTTGCGGTTTTACGCCGGCTCGCCCGACAATCATTGGCAGTGGCCGGCTGACGTGTTGGCAACCCGTGGCGCTGTGCAAGGTCAGACAATTAATGCTAGGCCGTGTTTAACTGTCAACAAACTGCCCCAGCACGTCCATCAAGTTACCAACGAACAGCGGCAAAACAGGCCGCAGCCCAAGGTCATCCCCGCAGACGACGGCGCTGACGTTGAGGTGGCCGAAATTTTCAACGGCATGATTCGGCACATCGAGTACATCTCGGACGCCGACGTGGCTTACGACACGGCCTGCGAGAACCAAGTGTCCTACGGTGAAGGCTACGCTCGCATTTTGACCGAGTATTGCGACGACAACACGTTTGATCAAGACATCAAGATTGGGCGCATTCGCAACAGCTTTTCGGTCTACATGGACCCGTTGATTCAAGACCCGTGCGGTTCAGATGCCCGCTGGTGCTTTATTACTGAAGACATTCCCAAGGACGAGTACGAACGCCAGTACCCAGACGCTGCGCCTATCACCACGCTGCAAACGCTAGGCGTGGGCGACCAAGGATTTAGCCAGTGGATGAATGAAAACACGGTGCGTATTGCCGAGTATTTTTACGTCGAACACACCAAAGAAACGCTAAACCTGTACCCTGGCAACGCTACAGCGTTTCAAGGCACGCCCGAAGATAAGATGATGCGGGCGCAGTTTGGCAAGCCTTTGCGCTCGCGCCCATCTGACCGCAAAAAGATTAAGTGGTTAAAAATTAATGGCTACGAGGTGTTGGAGCGGTCTGATTGGGCCGGCTCGCACATCCCGGTGATTCGTTGCGTGGGCAACGAGTTTGAGGTTGAGGGCCGGTTGTACGTCAGCGGCCTTGTGCGTAACGCCAAAGACGCGCAGCGCATGTACAACTACTGGGTCAGCCAAGAAGCAGAAATGCTGGCCTTAGCACCCAAGGCACCCTTTATAGGCTACGGTGGCCAGTTTGAGGGCTACGAAACCCAGTGGAAAACTGCAAACACCCAAAACTGGCCTTATCTTGAGGTTAACCCAGACGTTACAGACGGACACGGTGCAGTTTTGCCGCTGCCTCAGCGCGCACAACCACCTATGGCTTCTAGCGGTTTACTGCAAGCCAAAGCAGGCGCTTCTGACGACATTAAATCGTCAACCGGCCAGTACAACGCTGCGCTAGGCATGACATCCAACGAGCGCAGCGGTAAAGCTATTTTGGCCCGGCAGAAAGAATCGGACACCGGCACTTACCATTACGTTGACAACTACGCCCGGTTTATTCGTTACATCGGCCGTCAGTTAATTGACTTAATCCCGAAAATCTACGACACGCAGCGCATTGCCCGGATCGTCGGCGAGGATGGCGAGTCCAAGATGATCAAGATCAACCCGATGCAGCCCGAGCCGGTCAAAAAAATCCGCAACGAGCAGGGCATTGTGGTCGAAAAGATCTACAACCCCGGCGTCGGCAAGTACGACGTGATGGTCATCACTGGGCCAGGCTTTGCCACCAAGCGTCAAGAATCGCTAGAGGCGATGGCTCAACTTCTGCAAGGCAACCCAGACCTCTGGCGCGTGGCTGGCGATTTGTTTATCAAAAACATGGACTGGCCGGGCGCTCAGGAAATGTCTCAGCGGTTTGCCAAGGTTATCGACCCGGCTATCATCGGCGACGATGAGGACAATCCGGCGCTGGCTGCGGCCAAGCAGCAGATGGAGGCCATGAACCAAGAGATGCAGCAGATGGCCGGGATGCTCCAGAACGTGCAGAAGTCGATGGAGGCTCGTGATCTGTCGATCAAGGAGTTCGAGGCCGAGATCAAGGCGTACCAGGCTGAGACGCAGCGCATCAGCGCGGTGCAGGCCGGCATGACCGAGCAGCAGATTCAGGACATCGCTATGGGCGTCGTGGCTGCGGCAATGGAAAGCAACAACCTAAACTCGCAGATGCCGGAGATGCAGCCAGAGATGATGGAGCAGCCCCCGATGATGCCACCTGAAGGAGCCATGCAATGAGCACCGCAGCAGACTTCATGGGCCTTTTGTTCTTGGCCCGCGACGTAGCCCACTCGGTGCATCTGAACACGCGCAGCTACTCCAAGCATGTGGCGCTCAACACCTTCTACGACACCATCATCGACCATGCTGATGCGTTTGCCGAGGCGTACCAAGGGCGTCACGGGCTGATTGGCCCCATTACCCTGCACTCGGCCAAAAAGACGACCAACATCACCGAGTTCCTTGAGGCATCGCTGGCCGAGATTGAGGAGATGCGCTACAAGGTGGCGAAAAAAGAAGACACCTCGTTGCAGCAGTTGATTGATAATATCGTCGAACTGTACTTGACCACCTTGTACAAACTCAAATTCCTGGCGTAAAGGACACATGATGGAACTCCTCAACCCGATGAGCAAAGCGGATTTCCCCGCGTACACTGCAACTGCCGGTGCTACTGCGGGCAACACGACCGCATGGGGCCCTGGCCCGCAAGGCGTACTGGTTTGGTGCGACCAATCCTGCTACGTTGAAGTGGGCGTGGGGGCCGTGGCTACCAGCGCCAGCACCCCGATTCCTGCCTTCACGCCCATCCCGTTTGTGGTGCCGCTGAACACAACCGGCGCTCCTTGGCGCGTCAGCGTGCTGCGGATCGGCAGCACCGACGGCACCGCGTACGCCAAACCCATCAACAAGCAATGAGCTTCTTTGGCCCTGATCTTCGCAACTCGGTTGCCATTGGCCTTGGCGGCATCATTTCGCTGTTCTCGGGCCGCGCTGAAGAACAGGCGCAGAGCAACCTTCTTACCGAGTCTGGCGACAACCTCGTGCAAGAGGATAATGGCTTGATTCTCTTGGAGTAACACATGCCCGCTGTATCGCTCTCAATTTTTGGCGGCGTTGGCGCTCAGTTTTTTGACAACAACGGGGTCATCCTAACTGGCGGCAAGATTTTTACCTACGAGGCCGGTACAACCACGCCGCTGGCAACGTACACATCAAGCACCGGCAATACGGCGCACACCAACCCAATTATTTTGGACTCCGCTGGCCGGGTGCCTGGGGGCGAGATTTGGAACCAGTTGCGTTTGTACAAGTTTGTCCTGAAGACAAGCGCAGACGTTACGATTGCCACATACGACAATGTGGGTAGCAGCTTCAACGCTACCGCAATCATCGCTAACTTTACGGGTGACGGCACGGATACCACGTTCAATTTGGCAAGCGCTCCCGCAGGCGAAAACGCGACCAACATATACATTAACGGCGTGTACCAGCAGAAAAACACCTACAGCATCGCTGGTGTTGTTGTCACGTTCTCAGAAGCGCCCCCAGTTACTTCGTCAATTGAAGTCAACTACGTTTAAGGATTCATCATGGCTGACCTCAAAATTTCCCAACTTACTTCGGCAACCCTTCCGCTTGCGGGCACCGAAGTTTTGCCGATTGTGCAGTCGAGCAGCACCAAAAAAGTTGCGACTGATGATTTGACGGTCAAAAATGTGCGGTCAAACGCAACCACAGGTATTTTGCAAGTCGCCGGGCCAGGCGCAAGCACCACCCGCGTAATGACTACGCCAAATGCCAACTTTACAGCGGCCCGCACGGATGCAGCGCAAACTTTTACAGGCACTCAAACTTTAGGAAACGTAGCTTCAGGTGTAGAAGCAAAATTAAGTGCGCGACCGACACAAATTTCGGTGTCAACATCTGCGACAACTATTGTTACGGATGCCGGCGCGTTTGGAACTTTAATAATTGTTAACGGAAATTTTAGCGGAAATAGATTTTGTGATATTGTTATTGCGTCTACAGGCGCATCACCTTTTTTACTGTCGGGCTTTACATCTCTTGGATCGCCGGATTCAAGAACATACACAAGATCAGGCTCTGCGTTGCAGCTAGCGATGGGCGCCAACACATATTCTGTTTCCGCAATAAGCATAGGATATTAAAAGGACTATTATGGCGCTGACCAAAGTCACATATTCGATGATCGAGGGCGGGTACACTAACGTCCAAGATTTTGGCGCTGTTGGCGACGGCGTGGCTAACGACACCGTGGCTGTGCAGGCTGCCATTGACAGCCTAGCGGTTACTGGCGGCACGGTGTTCTTTCCCGAAGGAACGTACCGCATTGCTCGCAACGTTGGTACCAACGACCGTTGGGGTGTCAAGATTACAGCCAGCAACATCACGCTGCAAGGTAATAATGCTTTTTTGCGGCGTTTTAACACTGACATCTCGACCTACGCTTTGGCCTATCCTATCCTGTTTGTCGGCACGCCAGACAGCAATGGAGCTGCCGCAACACAAAACATCGTTGTGGACGGCCTGACGTTTATTGGCGAAAACACGCGGCACTCTACTGGTGGCAGTGCAATTTTTGATTTCCGTACCGCTATCGTGTTCAAAAATTCTAAAAATACACGGGTACAAAACTGCTCATTTACGACTATTGATTCGTCTGCCGTCTGGTATGAGTACATTGCGGCATATGACTACGCCAACAATCAGTATTTCAACACCACCAAGAACTACCAATCTAAAATTACAAACTGTCAGTTTGTGGCAAATTCTCACGCCACGCCGAGCCGGGCGTTGATACACGCTATCAATACCGATGGTGTAGACAATGTTATCATTGACTCCAACTACTTTGAGTGGACGGATGTCTGCCTTTCTGGCGAGTCCACCTACGACACCGCAGACCAATCGGAAACCGCTACTTTTACCTATGCCAGTCCTGCGGGGCGTACGGCTCTTGGCCCTGTTAAACGCCAAGGCAAAACAGTGGTGTTTACAAGCAACAACTGCTACAACTGCTCAGAACATGCGGCCTATCCGGCAATGGTTGATGTTGTTGTTGCAAACAACACCTTTAATACAGATTCGCCGACGATCTGCAACACAAATCCAATTCAACTTCGCAGCCGTAGTGTTTCTGTTGCGGGTAATGTTGTTGCTGGGTACCCGTCTTTTATTGTTGTTACCGCACCCACATCTCAAGCCGCAATTTCAGGCAACAGTTTTTACGCCAACAATGTAGAAGACAAAGAAGGCGGCGCTATTCAAATTGCGTCTAACGGTTTGGCGTCATACATCACCAACCGTAGCCCATATCTGACAATGATTCCAATGGGCGACATTGCGGTTACGGGTAACGTAATTGTCGGTCCACAAACACTGTCGCCTACTGGGCCGCTCTATCAAAATGCCGTGCGTGTATACACAGACGCATACGACGCGGTTAATTTTCCAGACGGTCAAATTTTAAACATTAACGTATCTAACAATTCGTTTAAGTATTGGCAAAACTTTTTGTACTATATTGATTCTGAGTACAAAAACATGATTGTTAACGGCAACAATTTTACGCCTAGACCGTTTACGGAAGCAGGATTTAACGGCTCGACCGCGATGGGCACAAACGCTATAGTTTTGCTGCACGGTGCGTCTACATCAGAAGCTCGAAACACGATGTTTACTAACAACATCATAGACGGGTCTAAATATTTAATTAAGTCTCGTACTGGAACTGAAACTGCCCTGTCTCTTTACCCGCCAGAACAGTTTAGCAACAACAAGTTTAATTACATTCAAATCACAAAAACTGCCGACGTGCGTGATTTTGATTTGATAACTAACTTTCGCGGAAATGTGGGTCTTTTTTACCTAGACCGAACGTATAGCAATGAGATGCTGTTCAATGCTCTTGCAACTTCGTCGGGGTCTGGGGAACGAAAATACAACATGATTTATGTGTCGGGGTCAAATCAGTTGAGGTTTTACACTGATGACGCTGGAACTTTTATTGCGCTCAATTGATCTTGACAAGCGCCTTCTTAGCGCATAATCTGAGAACTGTACTGGCCCGGTAGACCAGGGATTCACAAGAATCGAAAATGACTGAAGAAGTCCAACAAGCCTTAGCGGAAGTTGAATCCGCGCCAGCACCCGAGGCGACGGCCGCCCCGGAGAATGCACAAAACGCGCCGGAAGTAGCTGAGAGTCAACCCGAGCAGACGCCCGAGGAGAAGAAATTCACCCAGGCTGAACTCGACGAGAAGATCGGCAAGCGCCTTGCCAGAGAGCAGCGCAAATGGGAACGTGAGCAGCAGGCTAAACTTGCCCAACCGCAAGCGCCAAGAGAAGTCCCGCCTATCGAGCATTTCGAGTCCCCTGATGCCTACGCGGAAGCGCTGGCTGTCAAAAAGGCTGAAGAACTGCTTGCGCAGCGTGAGTTCCAACGGCAGCAGGCTGCGATTAACGACGCTTACCACGACCGTGAGGAAGAGGCCAGGGCCAAGTACGACGACTTTGAACAAGTCGCCTACAACCCGCAGCTTCGAGTCAC